GGTATTAATTGTTTCTACGTTTTGTATTGTTTGTGTACCGTTAACTAGTAAATTTCCAGTAACTGTTAAATTATTATTAACAGTAATTGTACCGGTGCTTGCACCAATACTAATTGCAGTACCTGCGCCAAATGCATTGACAGTAGTTGCGTTTGTGTTAAACACGTTAATACTTGAACCGCTAGTTGTAATGCCTGTAGTAACTACAGGAGATGCAAGAGTTGGACTTGCTCCAAAGCTAGTTAAGCTACTGCTAGTAACAGTTGAATTTAATGTAGTTCCAACTAACCCTGATGAGTTAGCACTGATAACACCAGTCGAAACACTGATACTTGTACCGTCAACTTTGACAGCACCAATTTGTGATGCAGACGCTACTGCAAGACTAATCGTTCCGCTAGTATTAACAATACCGCTTGTGCTTGCCGCAGGAACAATTACGCCGCCTAGTTGGCTTGAACTTGCGGCTGTTAGATAGAAAGTGACTGACGCGCTTCCATCAAATGTGCTAGAAGTTGTAGTTAATCCGCTACCAATTGTTAGTGCGTGTGCTAGCGTTGTTGTAATTGAACCAGTACCACCTAAGCTAATTTGAACACCATTAACAGTAATAGAACTGTTTGTTAATGCAGTATTGGGAATATTAGTAAGTGTATTAGTACCACCACTGATTGATTTATTAGTTAACGTATCAGTTGTTGCACGACCTACTAGTGTGTCTGTGCTAGTCGGTAATGTTAAAATGCCAGTATTAGCAATAGATGAAATAACAGGTTGTGTTAATGTCTTATTTGTTAAAGTTTGTGTACCTGTTAAACTAATTGCATCTGTAATTCCATATCCAGCAATAGTAGTTGGAACACTAGTTAGTGCAGACCATGCTAATGTTGAAATTGGAACGGTAATGTTAGCAGATCCGTCAAATGATACACCGTTAATTGTTATAGGAGTTGCTAGTCTAGTTGCGGTTGTAGCATTACTAACGGTTGCTGTAATGTTTATATTTTGAGATCCGTCAAATGATACACCATTAATTGTAACAGGCGAAGCTAGTTTAGTCGCTGTTGCGGCAGTACCATCTAAAACATAATTTTTAAGTTGTAATAGTGTTGCGCTTTCACTAGTAGGAGTTCCAGCGACTGACGCTGTGACTAAAATTAAATTAGCATCTGCTACTGAACCAGCGGCTGGTAGTGCGGAAAGTGTGGTGTATGTTGACATAATATATTTATTGGCTCTTTAGTTATTTTTATCCTAGAACAAAGGTCATTCCTGTTCCGCCGGCAACTAGTGTGTCTAGTTCCTTATCCAAATTTGTAAGTTCTTCTTTGCCCGCAGATAGCAATGCTGTACCATTAAGTGTAATAGGACTTCCTGGACCAGCAATTGAACCGAACTTACTGCGAGCTTCGCCTAGCATCATTTTTGCTGTGGCAAGTGTGTAATCTTTTAGCCATTGTTTGGCATAAATGTCCTGCAATAAAACCCAGTCAGGACGGAAATTATATGTACGAATTAAAATCTGTTCGCCTTGTGCAAACGGACGTTGTAAAATATTTAAAATATGTGTAGTTGGTTTCCATACATACTCGATATAACTACCAAACATACGTCCAACTAACTTTTGATAACCGGCAAATGCATCATACGTTGCTAAACCGCCCATCATACTGCCTGACATCATATATGTATTTGTATATGCCAAGTTAAAGGGTTCAAACAAAGTGCCACCAGCGCCGATGCCGCTACGACTCCCGATAGCACGACGAAACACTTCGCGAACTGTAATAACTTCATCTGGTAATCTGTATTCATTTTGATCCTGAATTAATTCTAAAAACATGTAGCTTTCTTCTACAGCATTCGAACTTTTCTGACGATAGCGACTTAATGCGCGATCTAGTGCAGTTTCGTAATGTACGGGATCTAGCTCTACATCAATCATGCCATCGCCTAGCATTCTTTTAACGTAGTCGAATACCGCGTTTCGTTCAATAGTGCTATTGCTCTGGGTGCTTGATGGGGTTGAATCTGCCATATTTTTACTCTCCTTACATATTTAGCCAACGATAAATATGTTACTATGCCACGATTATCACTTTACAAACCCGAAAAAGGTAACGACTACCGATTCATTGACCGCCAAGCATCTGAGATGTTTCAAGCGGGCGGAACCGACGTTTATCTGCACAAATACTTAGGTACAAACACTAGCAGTGATAATTCTACTGCTGATCAACCTAGCTATGCCAGTACTCAAGTAACAAATATTCAAGATTTGTTATTCTTAGAAAACCGCGATAGAACATATGATAAAGAAATTTATAGAATTCGCGGATTGTATAACGTACAAAATATTGACTTCAATTTAAGTCAATTTGGCTTGTTTATTGATAATGACACTTTGTACATGACTGTACATATCAATGATTTCATCAAATATATTGGCCGTAAGCCCATTAGCGGAGATGTTTTAGAACTTCCACATTTGCGTGATGATTTTGCATTAAGTGATTTCGATGTAGCAATGCCTAGATATTATGTTATAGAAGACGTGGGCCGTGCTAGCGAAGGGTTTAGCGTTACGTGGTTCCCACATCTATATAGATTAAAACTTAAGAAGATAGTCGATAATCAACAATATAAAGATATCTTTAATCAGCCTGCAAAAGATGCCAACGGCGATCCTACTAACAATACTCTTAGAGATTTGATTAGTATGCATAACACAGAATTGCAAATTAATGATGCCATTGTACAGCAATCAGAAATTGATGCTCCTAAGAGCGGATATGAAACTAGACAATATTATACACTTGCAGTAGATCCTAAAACAGGTAAACCGTTATTAGAAACAACGGATAGCACGTTAGTTTCGGCTAGCGATACTGGCGAATTAGCCAGTAATATAAATGCCGTTCCTCAGCGTAGTGGTTATACTGGATATTTGTTAGGCGATGGGTTTCCAGTTAATGGATACGACTTTGGATTTGGAATTCAATTTCCAGAAGCTCCGGCAACTGACGATTTCTTTTTGCGTGTAGACATGTTACCTAATCGTTTATACAAATATGATGGCTCAAATAATATTTGGGTTGCTGTTGAAGATGCCGTTAGAATGAACATGACTAATAATAACACTAGAAACACGTTGAAAACAGGATTTATTAACAACGATAATTATACATACTTTGATGCGGTTACTGCTGATTATAAAAATTTATCATCGGGGGATACACAAATACAAACATTAATTCCAGCAGGAACTACAGGATTATATGTAGTGTTGAAATTAAATGTAACAATTATTGGATTTGTAGTTGCAGATTATCCTAATTTACTAACAACTTATCAATATGTTAGTCCAGCAGGAATGACTAGTTCTATGACACAGATTAATTTACCAACAATTGATAGTGTACAACAAACTATACCGTTTGACGGACAATGGACTGTGACTTTCTATAACAGTAGAGTTGCTGAAAAACAAAGTCTTAGCCAAGCATTGAAACCAAGGGCGGATCTATAATGGAATTTTTTTATGATGGTCAAATACGTCGTTACATTACACAAGTAATTCGTGTATTCAGTAACTTTGTAGTCAAGTATGGAGATGGTACACTTGTGCGTATTCCGGTTATGTACGGAGATGCTGACAGACAAGTAGCCAGCATTATACGAAATAACACTGAAAATAAAGTCAACAGCGTACCAAGGATTGCAGTATATGTGACTTCCTTAGCACTAGATCGTGAAAGATTAGGTGATGCAAGTTATGTTGGTAAGGTTAATATCAGAGAAAGAGATGTGACTAACGGGGCTTATAATCAGGCACAAGGTCGCAACTATACTGTTGAGCGTTTGATGCCAACTCCATTTAAATTAACTTTAAAAGTTGACATTTGGAGTGCCAATACTGAACAAAAATTACAAATATTAGAACAGCTACTAGTGCTGTTTAACCCTAGTTTAGAATTGCAGACGAATGACAACTATTTAGATTGGACTAGTTTAAGTGTTCTTAATTTAAACGATATTAATTGGTCTAGTAAGACGGTTCCTGTAGGTAATGATACTCCTATTGAAATTGGAACTCTTACTGTAGATACGCCTATATGGATTAGCCCGCCTGCTAAGGTTAAACACTTGGGTGTTATTACTAAGATTATTACCAGCATGTATAACACTAGCTATACTACAGGCTCTTATATAGAAGGTCTAGGTAGCGATCCTGTAGCCGGTACTACGTCTTTAACTGATTTTATTGATTTATCTGTTACTACTGCTGGGCAGAATAGCATAGAAGTGTACGGAACTCAAGTCATTTTACTAAATCCTAATGAAAGTGTATTACCAGTTGATCCAACTCTAGATCCAGCGCCTGTACGTCAAGGAAGATCATTAAGTTGGTTGCAATTCTTTGCTAGTGCTGGCGGAACGTATGTTGCAGGTAGCAGTATGATATATTTGCAACAACCTAATGGATCATCTATCGTCGGTACATTTGCAGTAAATCCAGTAGATGACACTTCGCTTACTGTAAGTTGGAATCCTGACACGTTGACTAGTAATACTGGTATTGATAGTGCAGGAGTATTAGAAACTATGCCAGGATATAACGGTCCAGGCAGTTATCGTCCTAACAGTACAGGCACATTTGATGCTATTATAAATCCACTAACATACGTTCCAAAGAATGTAGTAACAGGTACACGTTATCTTATTATCGAAGATATAGGCAATGCTAGTAATGTAACACCCGCAATTACATGGGGTAGCCTTGTAGCACATGCTAATGATATCATCGAGTGGAACGGCACAGCATGGCATGTTATTTTTAATTCTAGCCACGAATCTAACGTTATGGTCTGGCAGACGAATATATACACTGGAGTTCAGTACTTGTGGAATGGTGTTTCGTGGGTCAAGAGCTTCGAAGGTGAATATACTCCGGACAAATGGAAAATAGTACTGTAAAAGATCAAATAGTTTGTAGTGGTGCGTTATTTTACGCTAAATCTACACGACGGTTTCTACTATTACAAAAAGCCCACGGCAAGCACGAAGGCACATGGGGATTAGTTGGTGGTGCAAACATCACTGGCGAAACTCCGTGGCAAGGGTTACAACGTGAAATTGCCGAGGAAATAGGATCGGTTCCTGAGATAATTAAAACTCTACCATTAGAAACATTCGTATCAAACGACCGTGTTTTTAACTTTCATACATACATGTGCGTAGTTGAGTCTGAGTTTATACCAGTATTAAGCGATGAACACATGGCATGGGCATGGAGTACTATAGATCGTGCTCCTAAGCCGTTGCATCAAGGATTGCGTAATAGCTTTAGTTCGAAGACTATTCGTACTAAATTACAAATAGTCTTCGATGTAGTTGATTTAATGTAAGGTAGGCTTGTCGTCGCCGAAACGATCCATACCTGCTTCAGTTAATTCTTCTGTAATATCTTCGATATCTTCATCACCCAATGCTTCTATAACATTCTCAGGTTCAAAAGTTTGTGAACCTTGGTCTTCTACATCAATCTCAAAGGTAACAAATCTTACAAAGTGAAAGAAGAAATCTTTCAATTCTTGTACATCAGCATCAGTAGCATCAGTAATGCTATTGAGTTCTATAAATTCTTTAATTTTGCCCGATGTTAATGCGGCTTTTACTTGTGGAAAATACCAAGTGAAATGCTGTTCATTTTTATAAATGACATGAACTCCGATTTTTGCTAGCTCTGCTTCGTCTTCGATTTTTTCTTCTGGTCCGAACCATTCAGCCGCCCATGCGGTGGATGTGCCAGTTGCATCATCTTGTTCTTCCCAATCTGTAATGCTAATTTCTTCGTTGCTCATATGCTCTCCAAGGTTGCAAGTATTTAACTTTATCTAAACTAAGTATATTATAAATTGAAGGAACTTATATGTTTTCAAGAATACAAGATTTAGATAGATACAAACATGATTGTACACGATTTAATCTAGGAATACAAGGCCAAACGGGCGAGATTGCAGAAGAAGGCAAAAAAATATTTGAACAATTAACATCTGCTATCGTAGACTTTGATAATACTACTGCTGGTTTGATTAAAAAGCTAGAAAGCGGTGCTCACTTGGACCATGTAGCGGCACAAGAGCGTGTACAGGATGCAAAAACTGCTATGGAAACTTGGATGTTAAGGTATGCCCCCAATGTACACTTAGAACTATTATCAGAAACGGCTAAATAATAGCAATAAGCGGAGATTCATACATGGCTATCCAAACAACATCTGGTACAACTACAGCAAACGTCCTAGGGGAAGGCATTCCTTTAGTTGGCGGTGACCAGCAAGGCGCAAATTTAATTATTAGATCAACTAACAGTCCTGTTAAAGGTTCTGTTGTGTTTGACGAAAACACTCCAAGTTTTGGACCAAACAGCGGTGCAGTTCAACTAAACGGTGGTTTAGGAACGTTAAACAACGTTTCTGTAGGCGGCCAGTTTATCAACATGCCTAACGGCTATTCTGTAAACAACATCATGGTTCCAGCTGGACTTGGTGGCGACTACAGAGGATTTTTAAACCTAGTACCTATAAGTGCTGGTTCATGGTCTGCAGGTATTACTACTGTTACATACCCAACACAAAACACTCCTCCATTTATTGTAGGTCAAATTATTACGGTTACAGGTGTAAGTCCTGCGGCTTATAACGGAAACTGGCAGGTAATTAGCTGTAGTCAAACTCAAGTTACATGGAATCAGCAAACTACTCCAGGATCTTTTACCACTCCTGGTTATATTACACAACCTTCAGGTGGTAATACACAACCTTCAATCACTGCTACAGTACCATTAAATACGCAAAGTTTAATTAATAGTTCTTTTGATACAGTACAAGCAACTGCGGTTATGAGTACTGGTGTTTATAACGTACAAACTGTTGCAAGCACTGGCGTTGTTACAGTTACAGTTCCAGCAGGTTCAACTCCTCCGTTCGTGGTTGGTCAATATGTCAACGTTGCAAACGTTACTCCAACTGCTTATAACGGACAATACCAAGTAACTGCATGTACTGTGTCTAGTACAACTGCTACAATTACAATGGGATCTAACCCAGGTACTGGTACTGTTGGTTTTACTGCTGGTGTAGGAACTATTAGCAGTGGATATGTTGTAGGAACAAACATTATCAATCCAGGAACAGGTTATAATCAGCCTCCACAAATTGGTTTCAGCGATCCTGTGCCTTCACAGTTTGTTAACTGGTTCGCTCAAATGGCTACACAAAACGCTGTTGGTGTAATCCCTCAAACTATTGCAACTTCTAGTTCAAGTGGTACTGGTCCAATTAGTACTCAAGTTACCGCATTGAACGTGTCTGCTACTGCTAACGGTGTAAACGTTACAGTAACTACTGCTTCTAACTTGTATGTTGGACAACCAGTTACAATTTCGGGTGCTACTGGATCTGGCGGATTAACAAATGGTACATGGTATATTAGCTATGCTACTGGTTCTACCATTAACTTGGCTACTAGTTTACAGAATGCGTTGTGGAATAACAGTTATACTTTTACTAGTGCATCTTTAAGTGGTGTATCATTAACTAGCCAATTACCAAGCTATGTTACTACAGGATTCTTAACTGTTGGTTATAGTGCATTAAGTGGTTCAATTAACGTTATCCCATTCTATCCTGGACAACAAATTACAATTCAAGGTACTGTAAACAACGGTACTGCTCCGAGCTCAATTAATGCAACTTGGACTGTTTGGTATGCTACAACTACTAGCGTTGTAATTAGCTCGAGTATTAATGCTAGTTTAACAACTCAAGGTGTTATTACTACATCAGGACAGCAAGTGCCTACTATGTATATCAAAGCACCTGGAACTGGCGGTGTAACTAACTATTACCAAGTAACTTATCCTGGTTATTTAAGTGCTAGTGCTCCAACTCATACTTATGGTACAGTTTTAAACGGTACAGCAGGTTTATTATATGTTGGACAAGTAGCACAGGGCTATGCAAGTTTAGGTTATAGCGGTATTATTACTCAAGGTGCTATACATCAAGTTGGTTGCGTAACTAATATTATCATCACAAACGTTGGTTCTGGATACGGTAATACTGGTAACCCATCAGTTGTGTTGAGTCGTCCAGATTTGCCAGGCGGTCGTCAAGCAATGGCAATGGCTACTGTAAACAGTAGTGGTAACATTGCTACTATAACTGTAATAGATCAAGGTTCTGGATACTTATATCCACCAACAGTAACATTTATTTCTTCACAATCAGCTGGTACAGGTGCTGCCGCAACGGCAGTTATTAGTAATCCAGGTGAGAAGCCAATTGTTTCTACATTGGTTCCAGCAGTAGTTAGCGGTACAGCCGCTAACGCATTCTATTTAGACTTTGGTTTAACTGGACATAACGTAGCATTCTTAACTACTGGTGCAAACTCAACTGTTTATTTTGACAACTTAGTTAACAGTGGCGGTACTCCTTATCTACACGGTTTCCCACAAGGACGTAGAATTATACTTTATGTAAAAGCTACAGCTGGTATCACAGTTACTTTCCCTAACTTGCAAGCCGGTAACGCTGGTACTAGTTTAAGTGGTACAGGTGGTACAATTACAGTTACATCTGGACACACTGCAAAATGTGAGTTTATTGTGTTAAGTCAAAATAATACACTTAATCAGTCTGGTAATCAACAAGCTGGCGGTACTATATACGACGTGTATGCTACATTCACACTAACCTAATAGTTAGTTATTCAAAAAAAGCAACTTCGGTTGCTTTTTTTGTGGGTGAAATTTAGAAACTATAGCCACAAAAAAAGGATCTTTCGATCCTTTTCTTGTTTTAAACGTATTTGATTACGCTTGTGCTTCTGTCCATGAAATACGACTGAAGATCGGTGCCGCACCTGATGTAGACAAGTTAGTAGCAAACACAGTAATAACGTCTGGTCCATCTGGGAACACACCGTCACCACCATATACGCTGTTACCCAAGTCTTTAACAACTGTTAAGTCTGCACTTGTTGCTGTAAAGAATGTACCACCTGATGCGTTAGCATAGAAAGCAACAACTGTATCACCACCAGTTACGATATCACTTGGGTTGTGATAGATAACTTGACTTAATGAACCTGAACCAACTGAGTTAGCTGTCCATAATGCTGGTGTAAACACTGCTGATGCACAGTTATACTTAACTGTAATCAAGAATGGTCCAGCGTTGAACACGTCCATCTGATACAAGTTAGCCTGCATACGCATGATAATATCACGTACACCAAAGTTACGAGCAAAACCGTTAGAAGCACTTGGTGACACACGTAGTGAAATCAATGGGCTTGTAGCGTTTGGCTGTACAACGGCAGCTGTCTGACGTGGTGTTGTGAATACGTATGATTTATCTGAATCATAACGTCCGTCCATGATACATGAAACACCCCAGTGTTGTACGTTTGGTGCTATCAATACTGTTGTATTGTAAGCATTTGACAATGGGTTACTTCCGTTGTTGTATGCATAGTGGGTACTTGCTGTTGGGTTACCACGGTTAACTAACTGGAATGTTGTTGATCCGCTTACTGTTGCAGGAGTATCAACATATACTGTTGTACCACTTAAACCAACGATACGAACGTTTACATAACTAAAGTTAACGTTAGCGGCAATTACCATACCAATGAACAACTGGTTCCAAATTAAGCTAGGAACGCTAGTGATAGCGTTTGAGTTTAATGTTGTTGTACCAGTAAAGCCGTTACCAGTGTTAACACTAGAAACTGCTGTTGATTCACGATAGCAACCTGTTAACAAGTTAGCACCAATAATAACTGTTGGAGCTGTTGTATAACCATAACCACCGTTAGTGATAATAACGCTTACTACGCTACCATTGACAACTACTGCACGAGCTTGAGCACCTGCACCACCGCCACCACCGATTGTTACTGGAGGAACGCTAGTATAACCAAGTCCACCGCTAGTAACAGGAATTGATGTCACTGCACCACCTGATACTAAAACAGTACCAATTGTAGCGGCACTAGTTAAACCGTTTACACCAGTTGCCCATGGAGCTGCCGTACTTTGTGCGGCATATGGATACTGAGTATTTTGAACAACAGCATCTGGATTACCGGTAACGTTTTGAGTTGCTTGTGAAGCTACGCCTGTGTAATAGAAAAGCTCACCATCAATGTTTACTTCACCATTGAATGTTTGGCCATACACTTGTGATGTACTTGGAATAAAGAAACGACTTGCGTCATAAACGCTAATAGTTCCTGAACTTGGTGTTGTACTCATTACATATCCAGTAGATGGAATGTTAGCTGTTAATGGTGTACGAGCTGGAGCGTTAACTGCTTCGAAACGACCTGGTAAGTTACCTGAACGTTGGAAAGCTAAGTATTCACGGTTACCGTGTTGTACTTTGTGTGCGTAAACGATGTCACCGTTGATTGTACGAGCACCCCAACGGATAAAGCCTGCGCCATACCAGCTATAGTCGATATAGATCATCTGGATCTTTGTGTGATCCATGTTGAATCCTGAAGGACCTGTGCCATCAAATGTATCCAAATTCCATTGGAATTGTGGAGTACGGATTTCGCGTACTTGATATTTCTTAACAGCAATATCTTCACCGAACATCTTAGTAGTACCGTATACACTAATAACTGTACTTACAGCAACTGAGTTAGCTGTTTGGTATGTTAATGTTGTTGCACCGATACTTGTAACTGGCCACATGCCGTTAGCGTTGGTGTTTGTTGCACCAGTAACGAAAATACGTGAACCAAATACTAAGTTAGTACCAGTAGTGATTGGACCACCTGTTGTACCTTGTGTAGCACTGAACGGTGTGTAAATGGTAATTACGTTAGTAGTTGTATTAATTGCAGTAACAAATGTGTTAACTGGAATATAAGTTGTACCTGTTGAAGTTACAAAACTACCAATTTGGATACCGTTTACGTTAGCCATTGTAATCTGCGTAGCACCACTTGCTGTACTACCGTTAGTTGCAATAGTAATTGCATATAATGATAAGTTAGGAGCAAATGTTAATGTAACTGCGTTACCTACTGCGTTAGTAATACCTGTGTTAAGAATAACACCGCAACCAGCCGCTGCCAAACCAGCTACAATAGTGTTACCTGGAACACCAGTACCTGTGATAGTCATACCTGGAGAAATACCGTATGTAGTACCTAAAGCAATAACGTTAGTTGTTGTTGTGTACAAGCTAGCTGTTGTATAGCCTGGAACACCACCAATTAACAATGTACTTGCAGTTGTTGTACCAGTTAACGCTTGGTTAATGTACAACTGAATTGTAATTGTACCACCTGTTAGACCAGCAACGTTAGTAAACGCTGAAACTTGTGTACCGTTAGCAACAATACCTTGAACCATTGAACCAGCAATAACGTTCATACCTGACGCTGGGCCAAAGTAGAAATAAACGTTTGTTGAACCACTGATAACAGTAGTAATACCTTGAGTTAATGGAACTGTTGTAGAACCGTCAATGTAAGTACTTGCAACGTATGTGTTAGCAGGTAAGTAACCAGCACCAGCAATAACAACTAATTGTCCTGCGTGAATACCTGTTGCGCTTGCTACAGTAATAGTTGTTGCATTTAATGCCGCACTTGAAACTGTTGTGTTAGCCGCACTTGGAATTGTACCAGTAATCTGATATGTACCAACTACACCAATACCGCCTGCACCAGCTGTACCTGTACCAGCAACTGCTGTGAAAGTAACCTGTGCTGTTGCAACGTTAACACTAGTTGTAACTGTTTGAGTTGTACCGTTACCACCAGTAATATAACTGATTGGAACACCTGCTGTACCAGAAGATAGTGCTGGACTTGCCGCACGATATGCTGGAGCAATGTGGCAAACGTTATCGTTAACTACTTGACTGATTTCGTAAACTTGTCCACGAATGATACACTTGTCGCCTGTTTGGATTTGACGTGTAAATGCTGAACCTGTTCCAATAATAACTGTTGAACCTGTACAAACGTTTACACTACCGCGCATAACAGTTGTACCGTTACGACGTACTGCATTTAAGAATGTACCATCAAATTCGTAATAGAAACCATTCATGTCATCAAACAAACCGCAACGGATACAAGCACCTTTTGCATCTGCTGTTTCAACTGTAGCAATAGCTACGCCTGGAAGCGTATCTGATGGGGTTGATCCTAGCACAACACCAAAAGTCTTACTTGTTAAAGTAACTAGTGGGCTGATTGAGAATGTGCTGTTATAAGTTGCAATACTACCTGCATCTTGAGCGGCAACGTTACGAATGTTAACATAAGCACCGTATTTTAAACCGTGATCTTGATCTGTAGTGATTGTTGCAATGTTACCAGATACTGCAATGTTAACAATGTCCATGTTCGGACGGAATGTTGCACTTGTTGAGTACTGAATACCTTTACCAGCTTGGTAACGGAAATAACGACGTGTTTGACGCAATGCTTGAGCGCCTGGAATAGCATTACCTGAGAAAATACCAATACCGCCATCAGCAGAACGTTGAATTTGATAACCTTCTGGACGAGCATAAATTACAGTGGTATTTTGTAATACTGCTGAACTTGCTTGGCTTGCCGTAATACCGTTGTACACGTTATATGTAAAGCTGTAAGGACTTGGAACTGATTGGATATAAGTTGGACCATTTGCCGCTGTTAAAATAGCGTTACCAACATAAATTGGAGCTCCTGGTACTAAGTTGTGGTTACTGTATGTTGTAACTGTAACTGTACGTCCGTCTGAACCAGTTGTCATTGAACTTACTGGAATAATAGAACCTAAACCGTAACCTGCCGCATAGTAACCACCTACAAACAATGCTGTTGAAGCTTTTTGTAATTGGTTATTACTGAATAATTGGTTAACTTTAGGGAAGTAGCTGAAAGCACCTTGTGACTGGTTGATGTAAGCTACAACGAAAGTACCATCGCAGTATGGTTCGTTTTGTGTATCTTGTGCTAGAACTGGCTGACCAGCTGTTAAGTTAACACCGCTTGATGTTAAGTTGCTAGATACTTGGAATGCCGCATAAGTTGGATTACTTACAGTACCGTTTACGTTACCAAATACAACCATCTGTGGAGTGTAAGTTGCGTTAGATAATGTTACGTTAAATGTAATTGTACTTGTAGTTGCTGAAGCAATAGCATAACGGAATGAACTGAAGTTAACAGTTGATGTGTTAGCCGCGTCAACAACATAAATGTAACTACCAATATATGGAACTGTTGGTAAGTTTAATCCGCTGATTGTACCAACGTTACCTGAAACAGTAATACTTGGGTTCAATAAGCTATAACCTGCACCACCTAGGTAAGCTGCCAATACTGAGTTGCTTGTACTTGTATATACTGAAGCATTCCAGTTTTGTGATTGGAAGAATTCCCACTTGGTTGGTTGGAATGAGTATTCAAAGTCTGTATCAATCAAGCTCTGTGGAGTTGTTGTACGTAGTTTGTTAGTTGGATCTAGAAGAGTTTCAGCAGCCTGGAAACGCTCTTCATATTCGTCAATCATGATTTGTAGTTTGTCTGACGAACTGAACGCACCTGTATTGGTGTTATAAGATAAAGTGATGGTTGTTGTACCACCAGATGATCCCCATGATGTTTGTCCAGCTGTCGCTACATAACTGGTTGCAGTTAGTGTAGGATCTGAAAAGTTAAAAAGAACTACGTTCTTTGTGACATCAGTAATCAGAATCAATCTTTCTCTAGGTATATATCGTGGAATTACGATAGTGGCAGTAGAAGGAGTGAATGTGTATGCTGTGTCAAATAGGATTTTTCTTGCCATTTGTTATTTCTCCAATTTTTGGTCTTAGGTTCCTGTTGCTATATCTAATGCGTTAAACGGATAAGTTGTGTATACTGGGTTAGTAACGTTACCTATCAATACAGTTGCATTAATAATATCTCCGTATTGCGGTGGGGATGCAAAAACAATGTTTCCGTTGGTTACTGTGTAATCTCCGTAACGTGTATATGTATTCCACACTGGTCTACTATTATTTAGCCAAGGCTGTTGGTATTGTCCGTTTTTATATATCAAAACCTGGATCGGGTAACTGATAGATACCGCATTTCCGTTGTTTGTTGGTGTGAAAACCGTAGTAGCCCCGTTAATAAAGTTGCCACTGTTGTGGCTCCAACTGTCTAACTGTGTGATGTTTGGTAAACTTGCGGCAATATTAGCCCATTGAGGAGCTGTACTTGCGCCAGTACTTTGTAAAACGTATCCTGTTGTACCTGCTGTACCGCTTGTACGCAATGCACCAGTGAAGTTAACGTCACCATTAACGTCTAAACGATAGTTTGGACTCATATTGTTAATACCAATATATCCAGATGTACCGTTAATTGTCATTTGATCAGTAGTACTTGTATTAACTACGAAACGAATTGCATTAGCTGTAAATGTACCAATTGCTAAATCAGTACTTCCACTGATTAAGAAGCTCGATCCTGCGGCATTTAATGAGCCAGAACCAAACACGCCACCGCCAGTATAACCGCTAGAGTTAATACCAACTGACATGTAGTTAGTGACTGCTGTACCGTTGTTGTTATAAGCAACAAAGTTTGCACTAGCTGTATTTCCAGAGTTAATGTTTTGGATAGAAACTTGGTTATAATTGTTAGTATTTGATACAAAACTAGCTAAAATATTAACGTCATTAAAGTTTTGAGCACCAACTGTAATAGCACCTTCGTTACTTAAACTACCAGTTCCGACGCTAACTTGTAAAGAATTTAGTGTACCAACGCTTGTTAAACTAGAACTTACTACAGTTGAATTTAATGTTGTCCCAGTTAATGTACCAGCGGCAGCGGTAATTGTATCATTGCTATCGCCTAAAACTACAGTCGTACCGTTGATTGTAATTGTACTATGGGCAAGCATAGTGTTAGTGACGCCACCAGCAGCCAATGCCGCTTGAACGTTACTAGTAGTTACATATTTGTTAGTTGAACCACCAGCAATATTGTCTGCTGTAAGAACAATAGTTCCAGTTTGGCCGTTAACGCTATTAACTGCCTGGGTGAATGTGAATACACCAGTAGCTGAGTTATAAGATAGTGCGCCGCTTGGAGTTGAATTTACACTAATACTGTTTAAAATGTTAGCACTAGTTAAAAATCCAACGTCGTTAGTGAAAGCACTAAGAACTGTAGGAGCATTGTAGCTAAAAACACCAGTTGAACTATTATAATTAATACTGCCTGTAGCACTTACACTTGAACGTGCGCGAGCTTGGGTGAAATATAAATTACTACCTTCTGTAATTGTACTGGTTGTTAGACCTGAAAGACTAACTCCAGCAACCGCAGTTTGAACGAAAGCTGTTGTGGCAAGTTGAGTGGTGTTTGTACCAGATGTTGCAGTCGGTGCAGTAGGAATTCCAGTTAATGCTGGACTTGCTAATGGAGCTTGGCCCCATCCGCCTACTGTGACACCGTCGTGTACTACTAAGGAATTGGTCGTAGTGTTTACGATTACTTCACCTACGGCTCCCGTAAAAGTACTGTTATCTGATGTAGAACCTCTACGCAGTTGAAGTGTGGTTTTTGACATTTTATTTTCCTATTAATTCTTAATCGCCAACTAAGCTGTGCATAGTGTAACGATTTTGTGGTTGGTTTGCACCTGTAGTAGTAATCTGTTGATAACGTAAATCCCAGGTTAATTGTCCTTGAACAATAGCTGTTGTAGTTAAGCCCTGTGATGTTCCATCAACTCCGCAGTATAATACTTGTCCGTCATCAGTAATAAATCCTGACAAGTCATAACATGTTGGGCCGCCTTGATAGAATAGCCCAAATCCCATAATTGCGTTAATACGAGTGTTGCTTGGTAATCTGATTGGCCAATAGTTGTATTGTCCACCTGTTTCTGGATCTTGTGTTGGATCGTTAGAACTGGTTGTAATATTCTTACCTGCATATCCTAAACTTAAACTACCGTATGCGTTGTCACCTTGGCCCCATACACGTCCGTTTTCATCTAACATCATGATAGTGAAGAAACCTGTTTGGCTAGCACCAACAAATCCTGCTTCATTATTAGTAATACTAATCACGTTGCGTGGGCCACGAATTAATGTCCAAGGACCGGTGACACCGGCAGCGGTTTGCGTATAAGCGTTTGCTTGGCTACTAATAGTATTCTTACTGTTATCGCCCATACCGTATGTTAAGCCAGTGTCTTTTTCACGGATGAAAACGTTACAGCTATATGCATCGCCTAAAATCCAGAAGTTTTCAACTTGTTTAATGTTGTAGTTTGTGGTCAAATACTTGGTAAATCTGTTTACAAAGCTACCAGCGTTGCTACCAGTAAACGTGTTTGCTGGGGCATAGAATGGTGTATTTGGTGACATACCTTGTGGGAAGTTACCTGCACCAAATAAACTACCGTCATTTGTTAAAATCATTACATAACGGTTTAATGGAGTTGTCGCGCTAGTTTCACTGTGTGCGTAAGACATCTTCTTAATACCGCCATACTTTCTAAAGTCAAATGGTACACGAGTTGGGAATAACTTCGCAGAGTTACCTGCGGCAAAACCGCCCATACCTAATTCACCTGAGTAGTCAGTTCCCCAGCCCCATAAGTCGCCATCTTCGTCTAGTGCTAGAACAGAGCCATAGTCGCCGCCGAACGCAATAAAGTCAACAATTTTCTTGTTATCAAAGTATGCGGCAGGAATACGAATTGGTGCTGGCTGGCTAGTTGTGTTACCGTTAGTTGTTGCTAATGCACTACCTAAGCCTAATTGACTTTGGCCGTTGTAACCCCATGCCCACATGCTACCATCGTTACCTAATGCAAACCAAGATGCAGTTAGTTGGGAATTTAAACCAACAGTTGTTGCATCGATTTTAATAATCTTAGTTTGGTTAAAACTACGTGGCCAAGTTTCGCCTAACCAACCAGTTGTTGCCAAGTTAGTTACACGAGTTGAGCAATTATATTGTGTTGTACCAGTATTACCTGCTACACCGTTAGCATCGTTGATACCTGAATAGTAAACTTCACCGTTGTTAAACAACCAGCAACTTGCTGAACTAGTACGTATCCATTGTACGCAACGTGGAGGAAGACCGTCCGGAGTTGGTAACCATGCATTTGGTAATGCGCCAAGTCCTAAACTAGTTGTATTATCAGTTGAACGCATCCAGTCAGTAAACGTAAATGTAGCAGGTTGCCAGCTATGTGTCCAATCTCTGACACCACGGCCTGCTGTATTATATGAAGATCCAGCCACAACATTATAGTGATAACCGGCACTGTACGGAACTCCGTCTGCCCCAATAAATTGTACTGCATTACCGTCAGCTACTACAGGGTTTGGATAATCACCATAGTTACGTGTCCAACCTAAAGGTTGATGATTTGGGAATACTACCCCGCTTAAACGACGAGTATCTCTGTTTGGATTTTGAAATACACGAACCCAGTATGTTGGATCTTCAGGCCATGTGTTACGTACTGGAGCAAAGTTAATGCTAACTGTCGGAGCTGTTTGATATCCAACGCCTGGGTTAGTAATAACTACACCAGTAACTACACCAGCTGATACTGTTGCATAACCCTGTGCGCCAAAACTGCCACGTAAACTATCAAAACCAAATGTAACTAATGGAGCTTGTGAATAACCTGAACCACCGTTTGTAATTGTTACTGAAACAATGCTACCTTGTCCGTTGATAGTTGCAGTTGCAGTTGCACCTGAACCTGGGGTACCGGTATACATATACAAGTCTCCACCGTAACGTACAACGTCACCGTATGTGTAAACTTTATGTGGGCCCCAACCGCGTTTAAATTGATTTCCGCGAACAATCAGACGCCAGTATTGTGTTTCTGCATCTGGACGCTTGTCTGCAAAGTAAATTTCTGGAGTGCCAGTAAAATAACTAGTAGTATCGATCTGTTTATCTGTGGCAATTTTCCACTCGTCTGGAATATTTTGTAAGCAGACATAAGCGGCATTGTTAAATTGAACAATATCATTCTTAAGGTACAATGTACTTGATTGCCATTGTCCTCTGTAATTAAATTTAAATTCTGAGACTGTAATTGCCATGGTGTTATCCTGTTAAAATCCTAGATTACTAAAGTAATCATCATGTTCTTTTTTAAGAGCTGTTAGTGTATCTATAGTATATTTATCGCCACTTGCTAAGTTAGTAAGTACAGTAAACAAATCCATATTCAACTTGCTCTTGATTTCTTGTGTTTCGTCTTTTATGACCCATAAATCGTTTTTAATTTTATTCAAATATTCAACATCTTCTGGGTTTTCTTTGTCATATACTTTAACTTGAAATCTTTCATCGTTATCAGCAAGGGCTACTACGCTAGGATCAAAACTATAAAACTCTTTATTGTCTGTATCTCCTAAAAATTTGTAACTAACTTTAGGAATGTATCCGTCGAGCGGTTCGTGCTCGATGAATCCTTCTAACGTTCCTTTAATATGACTTAATATTTTCATAATATTATCTTGCGTACTGAATAGCCACTGGTGTAAACACGCCATAAGCAGTACCTGACGCACCAGTCTGACCGGTAGCAACTGTACCTACGCTTGCTGTTGGGCTATAACCAATAAAGCAACCTTCAAATCCTGGGTTAACTGCGGCGCTCTTCGTTGAACCCCACGCAAATACTTGTCCAATATCTGTCATGGCAAACATACCATGTTGTACTTGTTGTGATGTTCCGCCGTAGCCGCTTGGCATTAACTGTACTGGTTTTGTACCTGGGAAAGCATAAACTACTACTGGGTTGTATGTACTGCTTTGTAATTCATCTGGTGAATTAGTTGCGTTGGTTGCAATACCAGGATTGCCAAGTTCACCAAAGTTGTTGTAGCCCTGACTAAACATTTTGCCGCTTGATGTTAACCAAGTTACAGTTCTGTTAGTACCAGTATTGCTTAAATGCATATAAACATCAACAATGTTGTACAAACCATAACTACTTCCAATTGTGTTAGAAAGCGGATTTGTTGAGGCTGTAATTAACACGCCTGCGGCAGGTTGTACACTTACTGTACCGTATCCTAATACGTTGTTTCCTGAAGTAGGTGTTGTTCCTGCACCGCAAGAGTATGTAAGACCTGTTGTTGTTCTAATAAAATTAATATAGTAAGGTGATGTATCGCCTGACCATACTAACCAGAAATTGTTAATTGTTCCTGCTGGTCCTGCTGTTGATTTTGTTAGTGTAGTTCTAGAAACTGCGGCAGTATTAGCGGCAGCACCGTAACCATCATATCCGGTTTGCCATAAGAAACCGTTACCATCTAAAATCATGAAAGAAGCGTATGCACCAACTCCAGCGGCTTGCCATTTTAAGATACCGTTGTTAGCACTTGGGCTCCATGTACTTGTACTCATCTGTACTGGACGGTAACGTGTTGTTGTATCGCCAGTGCCTAATTGACTTACGCCATTATAGCCCCATGCATACAAGTTACCTTGTGCAGTTCTTGCATAGCTACATCCGTTAGAACCAGTACCCATTGCAATAATATCTACAACACGTTCGTTGTTAAAGAAAATGCGTGGTAAACGTTGTGCTGATGGCAAGTAGTTGTTAGCAACGTTACCAACTCCTAGTTGACCTGCTGTGTTGTCACCCCATGCCCATACATAACCATATTCATCTAATGCTAAAACATGATGTCCGTCTGCAATAGGACCATATGCCGCAGAAATTTTAACAATACGTGTATCGTTTAAGCCAATTACACGCTTTGGTAATCCTGCGTTACTTGCATCGCCTGTGCCTAAATATCCGTTAGAATTAGCACCGTTACCCCATACTTCGCCGTTGTTAAACAAGTAATGAGCCCACTGATAGCCTGCTTCAATCTGAATACATTTTGGAGGCATACCGTCTGGTGTTACTAAACGTCCTGGACCACCGTTATCTCTACTGTTCCACCAATCAACGTGATTGAATGTAACTTCTTGTGGAAAAGATGATGCTACTACAGCATCTGTAAAATCAACACCGTGATTATAGTTAGAACCACAACCGTGATTATAAACACGACCTGAACGACTAATCCATTTCATTGCTTGATAGTGATTTCCGTTCCCTTGATTGCCATTCGGGTATGGCCAACCGATAGGACCTTTGTTCATCATCCAACCAACTGCATTATTTTCACTTCTACGATCTCCGCCGACTAATAACATCCACTGTGGTGCAGTTGTACCTGTTGTAGGTTCTGCTGGGAATGTACCAAAATTATCTGATAATGCTAGATATGTTGCGCCTTGATATTCCACAATGTTATTGTAATAATACTGAGTAGTCGGGCTGTATGCACCTACAAATTGATAACCTGTAGTTAGTTGATCCCAATACTGATAACCTCTCCAACCGGCACTGATTGTTAATGCAGGTTTAGGAGTTAAGGCTGCGCCGCCAAAACCAGGATCATTAGCTGAATAATAATATAAAGTTCCAACAAATCCACTAGATAATACAACATCTAAAGATCCGTCAACTCCTGGAGTACCTGCATATTGATATGTATATCCTGTACTTGCTGAACTTAATTCAGCTCCATTTAATCCATAGATACCGTCGGCAGTTATTGATAACGCAAATCTGTGACCAGTATTACTTGAATCTTTTTGGTAGAATCTGTAGTGGACGTTTGCATATAGTGTTAAGCTAGGAGTTTGACGACCATCTAAAAAGAAATAGTTAACACTATTAACTGTTGATACTGTAACGTTAACTACGTTAATTTCTGCCGCATCTATAGTTTTACCTAACACGTTTGTACGGTCACGCTTGCCTGGGCTGAATTCTGTGCTTGATCCAACACCATGTGCTTGGGTGCAAATCCATACTGCACCGTTGTTAGCTACAATATCGTTTGGTAGATAGCTGTTACTAGCACTCCATGTACCTCTCCAAAGTTGCTTAATTTTTCCTAAATCTAATGTTGACATGTTTATAATCCTTAATCAGTAATTGGAGTAGTCATTGTTTCAATGTTTGTGCCGAGGCCATCATACGCGATGTGATACTGGCCCGCTAAGTTTGCACGAACTGTACCATCACCGCCGTTACCAGCAACCATCACACGTCCGTCTTTATTCAACCACATTAACCATTGATAGTTAGCACTTGAATAACCAAATCCCATTGCGTCTGCCATGTTACCTTGCATTCCTGGAGGAGTACGTAGTGGTTGCCATACATATGAGTTAACTAATTCAATTGCGTTTGCTTCAGTTGCAAATGTTCCGTTAATTGCAGGTGCTGTAAATCCTGTTGTTTGCGCTCCAGTGTATCCTGCTGTGCCGCCTAGGCCGCCTGAGTTGCTATAACCAATACTGGCCGCGCCATAATAGTTATTACCAATACTAAAACTCATACCGTTGTCTAGCACTACTGTTGCAACACATACGTTACCGTATGCACTAAATGCTAATTGTTTTACGTTTATTAAGTTATAGATGCTTCCTGCTACGTTCATCTTACTAATAGTTACTGTACTATTGTTTGCTGTAACAGAAGTACCGCTTAGACCTAGTTGTCCATATAAATTATAACCGCTGGTCCAACAAAAACCTGTAGTTGCATCACGTTGCATTAAACTTGCATATGATCCGCCTGAACCGTATAACCACATATCTTTACAAATACTGTTACTAGCTGTACCTGGACCACCACCTACTACAGTCCAGAAAGTTAATGAAGCGGTAGTCGAACCTGCCCAATAACTAGCGTTTGAACCTGCACAATATAATTGTCCTGTACTTGTTAAAATTGCCGCACATGCGTTTGTCGATGCGCCGCCGTTATCCAATACTTGAATTTTAACAACAGATCCAACACCGCCACCGCCGAATGTTAATCCTGAACCAGCTACGTTATTAATTAGTAGTGGTTGATATTGTGTTGAAGTATTACCAGTGCCTAATTGACCTGCACCGTTAACTCCCCACGCCCATAAATTTCCATCTTGTGTAACTGCATAACTCCAGCCGTTAGTACCAGCACCACATGCCCATATACCTACAACGCTTTGTCCTGTTGGTAAACTGGCTGTTGCAAATGCTAATTTTGGAATTTGAACTGGAATGCTATAGTTGGTTGTATTGTTAGTACCGGTTATATAACCTACGCCTAACTGTCCGTTAGTGTTACTACCCCACACCCACAGCTGACCATTTTCGTCCAATGCTAATGTGTGTCCATTACTTGCACCGTATCCGCAACCGCCGCTAGTACTAATACGTTTAATACGAACGTTAAAGAACGCATGACCCGCTGTATAAATTGTACCGTTAGTATAACTTGTTCCTGTTGGAGATGTGTTATTATATATTGATGTTAATGTTCCGCCTGCACGAACTGGATATGCAACGTTAGCTGTTGCGCCATTACCATTTTCACCGTTACTTCCACCGCCCCAGCAAAATACTTCGCCTGAGTTCATAAGAACTACGTTACGGTCGTATGATTTTTCCCACTGAATAATACGTGGCATTCCGCCATCTGGAGTTGCATGAACGCCAGTTTGTCCTGTAATGCTTCCTGAACGCCAGTAATCATAAAATGGGAATGTTAAACTATTCATTGCCCATGTTGCGGTACCTGAGGTCGCTTGTCCTGCTTGTGGCAATCCAACAGATCCGTTAATGTCTGCGCCCCAACTCATTGCTTGACCGTTGGCTGCTACATATCCACCTGTTGGGCTGTCAGTTGTATTCTTTGTTGCACCGTTATAATAGTTTGGGCTATTATCAAATGCAATTCCTCTATTTGGTAATACCAATGTTGAATTATTTTGGTTACTATATACACCTAAATTATATGTACCATATAATGATTGTGGGGATAATTGAGTTCCTAATGCGCCTTTACGGTTCACTGGAGTCCAGAAACCACTATCAATAGGAGTAATTACTGTGCCGTTACCTGCATTGTTATTTGCTGTGTGTGCGGCAGTACAATAGTAGGCTTGTGTTACAGTACGACTTAAAGTATAGTTACCTGCAATTGAACTAGGTACTGATAATAAGCTAGCAGGAGTTGCATAAACTACTACGTCACCTACTGCATAAGATTGACCATTTGTCCATGTAGCATTGTTGTTAAACAATTGAGTAAATTGAGTCCAATATGCGCTTCCTGGAGTTGGAGTAGATGCCGCAACTGTTGTCCAACTAATGCTACCTGTTGAAGAGCTTACTGAGTTGCTTACTGTATATACTCCAGTACCGTTATTGTTTACACCTGCTGTAATTGTAACTGCATTAGTTACACTACTAACAGTACCAGCACTACCTGGTTGCATTGTTAATGTAGTAATATTTGCAAAGCTAACACTTGTTGAGTTACATGCAGTGACTACATATATACCGTTATATCCTAACGGAGTTACACCTTGGACAGTGATCGATGAACCAACTGCATAAGGAGCACTAGGTTGTGTTGCAAATGTTAATGTTGCGATTGCACCTGTACCAGTTGCGTTTGTAATTGTGATTGGAGAAGTTGAATTTGCAATAACTTGCCCTACTGCAATTGAACCGTATGCTACAAAACTTGTTCCTGATTGTGCGATTGTACCAGAACTTTGTGAGCCAAATGTGTTTGCAGTAAATGTAATATATGATCCTGAAATAGCGTTAGCATAACTTGTTGCTAATGTCATTGTTGTACTAGATGTTATACTACCTACAAAGTATGTTGATCCGCTAGTTAGTCCGCCACCACTGTTTCCTGAGATAACAATTTGGTTACCAGTAACTAATCCAGCTGTGCTTGATACTGTTACAGTTGTACCGGCAGCAGTTGAAACTACGTTTACGTTACCAGTAATTGGTGTTAATGCAGTTACAGTTAATTGGTTAGTAAGTTGACTACCAGTAAACTGGGCCGCTTGTGTTGGTTGAGTACATACCCATTGCTGTCCGCGATATGTAACCACATCATTAACGACGTTTGGAGTAGATGGGTTATAATCACCTCTCCAATCAAGTCTTAATTTTCCTAAATTTATTGTTTGTGACATTCTGTTATCCTAATTAGTATGTAATTTGCAAATTACCCGTTGCGTTATTTATTAATACACCAGTACCGCGGTTAACATACATGTAATCAACGTATCCCGAACCGTCTATAGAAGTGCCTGTTGAACCTACATCAGAGGTCCAAAATAAATTACCATTTGCGTCAACTGCTAAACCTTGCAGTACTTCACGACCTGATTGGTCAATATAGTCCTTGTTAGCAACTGATTGATATGCTTGAGTAGCAACTTGACTATAAGTGTAGTTGTAGTTTGCTAATGCATTTAATTGAATCTTACCAGGTGTTGCTTGAGTTTGATCCGGTAATAAGATGATATCAGATCCAGTTCCTGCAGATGTTGCAATAATGTTGCTTTGGATATAAACTTTACCTGCTGTTAACACGTTAACTTGCAAGTTGTTACTACCTGAACCTAACTGACTGCTGATATAAGATCTAATTGCTCTTTGTGTTGGAACAATGCTATCGCTGTTAGCACTTAATGTACCGTCTGTTGAGAACAAACTAACTGTTGCACCACTACTACCTAGTTGTAAACTATTCAAACCTGCTAAGTTGAATGAGCTAACATTCAATGTAGCCTGGCCTGTTGCTTGGTTAACTTTAAACAAGTCACCAACGCTGAAGTTACCGTCTTGGTCAGTACTTGTATAGAACACACGACCATTGTTTTGACTAACGTGTTGGTTAGTTGTTACATATTCACTTGTTAATACGTTAGGATACGCTGTACTAGCAAAGTTACCAGTACCGATAGCCAAGTAATCATGGCCTGTTAAACGAATCTGACTAAACTTTTGATAAACTGTAACTGTAGCGCCTTGAGTTAGCGGACTACTTGTTGGAACAGCTGAACCAAATGTAATGTTTGCCGCGCCAGTCATTGCATTAAAACTGTTTGTTGAAACTACTAAGAATGGGCTAGCTTGTCCTGTGATAAGCATAATGCTACCTGCACGTGGACTGTTAGATAAACCTAAGAAGTTTAGTGTATAACCAGTTTGTGGAATATTTGCATAACCTGTTGAGTCTGTTACACTAACGCCGTCTGTAATTGATACATATCCTGCGCCACGGTTAACATAGTTAACACTCTTAATTGCGCCTGCTGTAATAGTGCCTGCAAAAGTAGCTGTACCACTTCCAACTGGATCTACTACTGTAAATGTTGGAGTTCCTGTGTAGCCTTCACCACCGCTGATAATGTAAACACCGTTGAAAACAAATGTAGCTGGATCAATGTTAGCACGTAGAACAGCTTGAGTAGAATATCCACCACCAACTGCTACAATTTCTGGAAGAATTGTATACTGACTGCTTGAATCTAATGCTGTAACAATACTTGCTCCAGTTAATGATTCCCAACCTTGTGATCCGCCTGTTGTTTGAACATATACAACTTTAGTATATCCGCTTGGGCTATCAATCAAGTAACTGTTTGTAATAACACCAGTTTGTCCTGCGCCAGTACCGTTGATGATTGTAAGACGCATTCCTTGATATTGGTTGTTAATTGATGCCTTGTCTGTTGCGGCCAATGCAAACCATGTTCCGCTACCACTCACACCACCTGCACGTCCTGTACCAGTTACAAACTGATATCCTGAACCTGCATTAGTTACTGCAACGTGACTTAATGAACTTGTTCCAATGTTAGCAGTAATGCTTGCATTGGTGCCAAGTGTTGGCGCATTGTCTAATGTTAATGTTGGAGCTGTATAGTTTTGACCTAAGTAGTTCCAATAAATTGCTAGTACTTGTCCGTTACCAACTACTACTGAACCAGCAGTTGCTTGGTTAGCTAAGTTGTTTACAGTTCCTGAGTATCCTGTATCTGTTGGATCAGTATCAACTGCTACGTCACCAAATGTACCGTAGCTGTTATTACAGTTAGCGGCACGTAACACACCACCTGTTTGTGCTAAGAAGCCAATGTAACTATAGTATGTGAATACTGAAATCAATTCAGCACGTCCACCGTTTTGTGCCATTACACCGATACCGTTATCAATAACTTGTGTAAAGTCATTTGCAACAATTGAGCAATAACCTGTTCGTCCTTGATCAGCACCGTTGATGTATAAACCTACAGCGTGGTCGCCGAATGTTGAACAGTTTTGAATATATGGACTCTTACTTGTAATGCTACCTGCTGGATCAAGGGCAACGTATGCTCCTGATGCAGTAGTACTTGGCCATGTGCCTGTTGTCAAACGATAGATACCTGTTCCAGCAGTTGTATCACCGCTGATATATGTACTAGCTGAAAATTGTCCTGTCAATCCGCCCATTGTAATATTACGAATTACGCTTGCATTGTTTACTAAGAACATGCGTGAACGATTGTTTGGAGTAATACTATCATTGCTTGTACCTGTAGCAGGCATAACAATAACTGTACGTAATTCATCACCAACAATACTTACGTTTGCTGGTACATGAATTGGTAATTGTTCGTAATATGTACCTGTCTTAACAAAAATTGTTGCAGGACCTGTTGCGTTTGCACATGCATAGGCAATTGAGGCAAACGGTTTGTCAATAGTACGTCCGTAGCCTGTTGATAAACTATCAACACCGGCTGTGTTAGACACATACCAAACGTTGGTAATATAACCATATTCGCCCCAACGTGGTTGTAAACTTCCATCAATTTGTGTGCGAGATTTTAATACGTAACCATCTAATGCAGGACTACCTGATTGTGTACCAGATGCCATATGCAATCCAGTAACAGTACCATCGCTATAACGATATGCCAAGTCGCCTACTTCAGTTAAACTTGCGCCAACGCCGCCTTGACCAATAATTTGCCAGTAAACTGCGTTTGGAGGATAAACGTTACTACTTACTGCAACAGCAACGTATGTTGAACTTGTGTTAAGAACAACGTCACCTGGATAGTAAACACCTGCTACTGTACCTGTACTGCTAACATAGCTTGCAGTTGTAGAACTTGCAAATGTCACCGTAGTCGATGTGCTACCAGTTACAACATAAACACCATTGTAGCCAGCTGGATTAACTCCAGTTACTACAATATTTGAACCTGTATAGAACGGAGCACTTGATTGATTTGCAAATGTTAATGTTACTACGCTACCTGTACCGCTTGCGCCAGTCACAGTTAATGCTGGAGCAAACGCTCCGCGATGTGTAAAACCACTAACCAATAATGTCCAATATGCTGTGTTAACACCAGTAGTTCCAACAAACGGTTGTTGAGCTGAGCTATCTGCTGCCGCTACATAAGTGTTACCACCAAACTGTACAACATCACCTACTTGATATGCTGTAGATTGTTTCCATACACCACTGTTTGTATAGCCAGTTGTTACAACTGACCAGTAGCCTGGACTTGTGCTAGGTGTTTGTCCTACGTTAATACTAGTTGCACTATAAACATAACCACCGTAAGTTACAGTATCGCCAATTGCGTAAGTTGTACTGTTGGTCCATGTGTTTTCAAATTCTAAACCTTGAACAAATAATGACCAGTGAGCAGGAGTAAATGTAGAATCGGTATTGGCAGTAGTACAGATATAAATATCTGCACCAAATTTTACCAAGTCATTGATCAAATATTGTGTACTAGAAATCCATGTGTTACGATATTTTACGCCTGAAATGAACAATGTCCAATTAGCAATATCTGTAATCCATGTACTAGCACTAGTGTGAGGAGTTGAACAGTAATAAACGTTTCCGTTAACTGTAACTAAATCTCCAAGATTAAATGCTGTACTTGCGGTCCAACCTGTTGATACAAAGTTAGTACCGCCGGCCATTTGTTGCCAGTTTCCGATATCGTTTGCAAATATTGAGCTTGAAGTGTAAGCATTTACACACATGTAACTGATACCACCCGCTAATACTACATCGTCTTTGTAGTAAGGAGTGTTAGCTTGCCATGAGCCTTTCCATACGAATTTGATTCTACCTAGTTTAAATTCTGCCATTTTTTATTCCTCGATGTCTTATTTATTCATACAAGATGAACTAAATTAACTACCTGTTATGGTTCCCATGTTAATTGAGTATAGTGTACCTTCTGAGTCAGTGATGAAGCTTAGATTTGTACTTGTAATGTTTTCTGTAGGATTACCAGTGCTTTTGATAGTTCCTAAATTGTAACCGCCAGCGATCACGTGTGCTCCTGTGTTAGCCGGTGCTGTACTGTTCGTTAACAATGTTTCAGGATTTACAAAAGTATTAACGCCAAAAGCATAGTTATATGGAACGTCAACACGTACACACAATACACCGTTGTTGTCTATGTAATAATACAAGTCATCCGGTGACCATTTGTACTGTTCATAGTTTAAACCAACGTAATTTGGCATGCGTGTAGTACCATCTACACCTTCAAAAAAGTCTACACCTTCTTCAAATTGGTCAAATATTTCTGCTTCTACTTGATTTTCTGTCATTGTTCCTAGACTGAATGTAGTAGAATTTTGTAAAGAAACTGGATCTGGATCCGAGTCTAGATTAATTTTTTCGATCTTTAAGAATCCATCAGTAGAACGTGCCATACCGTAGAAATATCTAGCGGTTTGATTTTGAAATTCTGCTGGAGTCTGACCTAAATAAAAGTTATTTGACATTTTTCTATCCTTACACTATGCTAACATAGCTTACAATAGCATCAACGCTATTATTATTGTTTGCTGTAACTACCACTGCTTGGTTTGCACTTAAAATTAACTTTTCACTGTTTGTTATAAGTTTTAAACTACTTTGTGGAGCCATCATAATATTTTTTGCGATATATGCTTGACTAGTAACACTACTAGTATTATTTGTACCGTCTCCGTTTGCTGTGTATGTAAACAATTGAACACTAACTTGGATCATTGTATTTGTTGTATTTGCTAAATTTAACCCAATAACTGTGTAGACGCCTGAAGTAGTTGTTGATAAAACTGCTGTAGGAGTTACACCTATATTCTGAGTTGAGGTATTTAAAAATGTCGTTGTCATGTTTTACCCAAATATTAGTGCGGCTTCAATTGCAGAGCTTTGAGCTGAACTATAAGTAATTCCGCTACCTGAAGTTACACCTGCATTTTGCCAAGATTGTGTTGTGCCGTTGTAAGTTTCTACATACATTGTATCTGTGTTGAAACGAATCATACCGACGACTGGTGTTGGGCGTTGCGCTGTATTTCCAACTGGGATAATAATGCCGCCAGTGCCTTGGAAACTTACATATCCAGTGCCGCTTTCGGCAAATATTGTGTTACTATTAGCTACTGTATTGGTAATAGTATTATTGTAAATTCTAAAGTTTCCTAGTGTTATGCCGCCCGAGCCACTAGTTGTTAAATTAATGTCTGTATTGGCAGTAGTAGGAGTGATAGTGTTTCCACTAAGAGATAATGAACCTGCTAAAATTCCAGAAGTAGCATTTAAAGTAGGAACTGTTAACGATCCGCTAACATTTAAATTGTTAGTATAAACATTATTCCATTCTAAACTACCGCTACCTAAGTTGTATGTGTTAGTAGCACTTGGTATAATATCGCTGTCAACTTCACCGTTAAAAGCAATAGTGTCTCCTACACCAACATCACCTAATTGAATGTTTCCGTCAGCAGTAATTGTACCAGTAGCGTGTAAATTTCCGTTAATCAGCATGTTGCTGTTAACTGTTACGCTACCAGTTCCGCTTGGAGTGATGTTGATATTGCCAGTACTTTGAATAGTACTTCCAGATATGACAAACTGTCCAACGTCAATAGTACCTTGATATACTACACCGTTGCTTCCACTTGGAAGAATATTAATTGTACTGTTAGTACTCGAGATTGTATTACCAGTAAGCGTAAAACTAGCTAATGTAGCTGTTGTGTTTACTTGTAAATTTGTAGTTCTTGTAGTTCCAACTACTTGTAGGTCATTGGAGGGCGTAGTTGTATTAATGCCAACGCGGCTGTTTACAACATCTAAGTAAAGTAAGTTCGTCTCAAAGGCTAAGTTAACCCCATTGCGAAGGAGGTTGTCCTTTAAGAGCGGACCCGAAATTCGACCAACAGCCATTTACGCTCCTCTTGACCCCGTGTTTCACGGTTAACCACTTTTTCAGCTGAACGCTCTTAGCGGGTTTACCACTGTTTAATATCGCAAAAACCTGGTCAGCTTTTGCAGTAATAGTATTTAGCTGTTTCGAGTTTTTAGCCTAATATGAGGCTCCAAATCGTGTTGAGATCGTTGACTTGTTGGGCAGTGGCTGTGTTGTAATCCAGCCCTGAAATGTCCTGCCAAACACTTCCATTGTATATTTCTGTGTACCCTAATGATATATTCCAACGTGTTTGTCCTGTTACAGGACTTGCTGGGTAATTACTAGTTGTACCTGATGGTACTTGTACTGCTCCAGTACCTGCAAATTGTGTTACACCAGATCCAGTATTGGCAATAATCAATGGATCGTTGCTTGGATTCTCAATTTGCAAGAGATTTGTGTTTTCTAACGTAAAGATTACAGCACCGTTTTCAATAGTCAAATATGATAGACTAGATGCTGTGTTGTTAATTTGATTGCCTGTAAATAATGAAATTCCATTAAACTTTACAGTGCCTGAACCGGTTGGTGTTAATGCCAGGTCATTATTACTGTCACTAATAGTAGTTCCAGTAATTGAAATATTACCAGCATTTACTATAGGAATAACAGAAGATGATATGTTAGTAGCAACAAGTGTGCTAGAAACAGACGCAGAATTTACATTTAAATTTAACCATTTTAAACTATTGCTACCTAAATTATATGTATTTGTAGCACTAGGTATAATGTTACTATCAACTTCTGCGGCAATAAAAATTCTGTCTGAACTGCTGTCGCCAAGTACAATACTACCATCAAAAGTGATGTTTCCAGTAGCGTGGACTGTGCCATTTACTAGAGTATTGCTGTTGATTTGTGTAATTCCGTTTGATACACCTTGCTGAGTTACTGAGACGTTTGCAAGATAAAACATTCCTCGATCATTTCTAAATGCAAACTGTAATACATCTGAACCTGTACCCATAAGATTAACTGTATAGGTTGAATAAGTCCAAGATGCACTTGCCGGAGTAGAATATGACATAGTTGGGCCAGTGCCCGTCACCGGAGTTATGTTAGTTACTTTGACTCCATTCCAATATATTGCAAAATCAACTTCTCCCGGAACAGCGGTTAATGATGCATTTTCTAAAGTAATAATCTTTGAATTTTCTGTAGTAATAACATTAACACCGTCATCTGTAGTTAGATAGGTATCTATCACATTTGCCAGTGTAAATGTGATTGTTTGCGTTTGCCCTTGGGTAGTAGTTAGTGTTTGACTTAGATTAGATGTTTGAATATATGAAGTCAATACAATCGCATTATCGTTTGCATCGTATGTGCTAAACGAATAACTCGATAGTGCGGGCCCTGTAAGAGTCCATCCGGTTAATCCTGAAGTAAAAGACCCGTTGGCTACTTTATTTGCAGATGCATACGGATTCAAATACAGTACTGTATTAGGAGATACTGTTAAAGTATTTGTACCAAAACTTAAAAGAGAAGTATTTAAACTTCCTGTAATTGAAATAGTAGGATTACTTGTCTGGTTAGGACTGATTACTATTGGCTGATTTAAATAGTTTACAATTTGATTGGTAGTAATATCAAAACTATTATCAATCAAAGTTTCTGTATCTACGATAAGATTATCTGTTACAGTATTTGAGTTTATATCTAAAGTTCGAACAGGAGTGCTGTTGTTAAAACCAACAAACCCTCCGTTGACACTAAGGTAAACTAGCTGAGTTTCAAAGGCAAGATCATTACCGTTACGTAAGAGGTTATCTGATAGTAACGGGCCGCTTATTCTACCAAATTCGCGTCCTGGTTGATATGCCATTGTATTTTCCGGTTATTGATCAAAGCCGTTTAAGACTGTGACCACTTTGCCATATGGCACTGGTGTACTAAATTGAATATAATATCCGCCAGACGAAACTGTATTAGTTGCTTCTGTTAAAGTTAAACTAGAATTAGTTGCTATTACAGCATTTGTAACTTTATTAAGGGTAAGACTAGTTAAAACATCAGTAACTGAATCCAATGTATAACTAAGAACTGTTGTGTTAGCTTGAATACCAGTACCAGTTACAGTTGCTCCGACTAAGTTAACAGTTGGATAGATTGCTGTCTTTGCTGTAATGTTTCCAGCAAACGTCATTGTTGTTGTAAAAGTGCTTGCATAGCTAACAGATGCGTTAGTGCAGGCTGTTACAGTAAAGTTTCCATTATATCCAGAAGGAGTAAACCCAGTAACTACGATAGTTGAACCCACAGCAAATGGTGGAGCATTCTGTGTAGAGAAGGTTAATGTTACGGTTGAGCCGTTACCACTTGCGCCTGTAGCAGTCAAACTAGAATTTAAATATAATACATTAGAATTAGAAGCTAATGCTGTACTAGTTGTAATTGTATAAGTTTCTGACGAGAACGTTGGATTTTGTACAACTACATAATTAATACTGTTTAATTGTAAAACGTTTTCAACAACAACTAATAAATTTTGACCGCCCCATGTAGTTCCGCTAGCCACTACTGAAGGAGGTGCCGGACTTAATGGTCCAAATATTGTATTCAAACCATCACCTGCGCCGAGATTTTGTTGAACAATTCCAGTTGATTCTTTGAAACGTAGACTACGCCATACGCTTCCTTGATAAATTTCTACTTCACCGCTACCATCAATGTTAGTATTATAACGCATCATTCCGTTGACCGGATTAATTGGACGTTGGGCTGTAGTACCGCTAGGTAACACAACACTACCGCTATTAACAGGTGCCAA